GAGTTCCTGTTAAAGTTGTTACAGTTGAATCGATTGCTATATCATTTGCGTTGGCATCTATACCTGTACCGCCAATAACATTTAGTGTTGCATCTCCACTCGTTGCACCACCAGTTAAACCTGTTCCTGCAACAACTGATACACTTACAAACAAATCAATTGATTTAGGTACTAATACAGTTACAGGTTCATTAGCTGAATTTAACACTGCATTACAAAGTGAAAGTTTTGCTGGACTAGCTGAGGCACAAACATTAACTAATAAAACTATTGCATTAGGAAGTAATACTGTTTCTGGAACATTAGCTGAGTTTCAAACAGCAGTTACAGACGCAACTTTAGTTGATTTAGATGACGCACAAACTTTAACAAACAAAACTATATCAGGTTCTTCAAACACATTATCTAATATTGCTAATGGTTCATTAACCAATTCTGGAATAACAGTTTCAGATGGTTCCAATACTACAGCAGTTGCTCTAGGTGGAACAATGACATTTGCTGGAACTACTAACGAAGTTGATGTTACTGAAAGTTCAGGAACAGTAACTATCGGTCTTCCAGATGATGTAACAATTTCTGGTGACTTAACTGTTTCTGGTGATACTACTACGGTTAATACTTCAACATTGGCAGTAGAAGATCCATTAGTTTCCCTTGCAACAGGAAATAATTCATCCGATGCTGTTGATATTGGTATCTATGGGTTGTACGATACATCAGGTTCACAAGACCTTTATGGTGGTTTGTTTAGGGATGCTTCAGATACTAAATGGAAGTTATTTAAAGATAATCAAGCTGCACCAACAACAACTGTAAACACAAGTGGTACAGGTTATGCTGTTGGAACAATTGTTGCTAATTTAGAAGCAACAACTGCTACATTGGGTGGCGTAAATGTCTTATCTACAACTAATACTGAAACAGTTACGAACAAAACTATTAACTGTTCTAACAACACGGTTTCTAACATTGTTTCATCAATGTTTGCTACTGCTGTGTCATTACAGATAATTAATTCATCCGATGCTGTACAGAAAACAATATACGGAACTAGTTCGTAAGATTTAATTAATCACTTAATTAACTATTTTTTACATAACGCATTTATGCGTAAACTGGGATTGAGCCTTATTAACAGTTAATAAATAGTATAAATAGTAAAAAGGAACTATTATATGGCAGAACCAGCAACGAGAGAAACGTTAAAACAATACGCTTTAAGAGCATTAGGCAAACCAGTTATTGAAATTAATGCTGATGACGATCAGTTAGAAGATAGATTAGATGAAGCCTTACAATACTTTGCTCAATATCATTACGATGGTGTAGAGCGTACTTATCTTAAATACGAAGTTACCCAAGCAGATGTAGATAGAATAAAAACTCCAACAGGAGATACTGCTACAACAATTACTAAAAATTCAGTAACTACTGCATGGACCGAACAAAATAATTTTATAGTAGTACCAGAAGCTGTATTAGCAGTAACTAGAATCTTTCCTCTTTCTAATAGAGGTAATCAAAACTTATTTGATATAAGATACCAATTAAGATTAAACGACCTTTACGATTTTTCTTCAACATCAATCATACATTATGATATGGTATTAAGGCATTTAGATTTTTTAGACCATATTCTAGTAGGAGAGAAACCTATAAGATTTAATCAATATAATAATAAACTTTTTGTAGATATGGATTGGAAAACAGACATATCTGTAGGTGAGTTTCTTGTTATTGAGTGTTTTAGAAAATTAGACCCAACAACATTTACAGATGTTTATAATGACATTTATTTGAAAAGATATACAACTGCTTTGTTTAAAAAGCAGTGGGGGAGCAATCTTTCAAAATTTAATGGTGTGGCTATGATTGGTGGCGTATCATTAAATGGTCAACAAATATATTCAGAAGCATTAGAGGATGTTAAAAAATTAGAAGATGAAATAAGAGGCACATACGAAACGCCTATAACTTATATGATAGGATAATGCTATGCCAGTCAATCACTACTTTCAAGGCGGCGATGGAATCGGTAATGAAGCAGAGAAAAGATTACACGAAGATATAATTATAGAAGGCTTAAAGATTTACGGCCACGACTGCTACTATTTACCAAGAACAATTGTCAATCAGGATTTAATTTTAGGAGAGGATACTCTTTCTAAATTTGATGATTCTTATTTACTTGAAATGTATGTGGAGACAACTGATGGATTTGCAGGTGAGCAGGAGTTAGTTTCTAAATTTGGTTTAGAAATAAGAGATGATACAACGTTTATGATTTCAAAAAGACGTTGGCAAAATCAAGTTGATAATGCAGCTACATTAATTAAAGAAGGAAGACCTAACGAAGGAGATTTAATATATGTTCCTTTAATGGGTAGTTTCTTTGAAATACAGTTTGTTGAAGACCAAGAGCCATTCTTCCAATTAGGAAATTTACCAGTATATAAATTAAGAGCAACTAAATTTGAGTACAGTTCAGAAAAACTTTCTGGTGCTATACCTGAAATTAGTGACGCAGAAAAAGATTTATCTATAGATTTATTACAACATCAAGCATTATTAGAAACTGGTGGTGGAACATTATTAGAAAGTACAGATTCCGTTTTAGGTAATATGGATTATTTAATATTAGAAAGTGATACATTTAATTTAGCAACTCAAACAAGAGATTATGCTGACAATGATACATATGAATCAGACGCAGGTTTCGGTACAGCAAGTACAGATGATGATATATTAGACTTTACTGAAAGAAACCCATTTGGTGAAGTAGATGAGGAGAGTATTTAATGTTTGGAAGACGATTTTACCACGAGTCATTAAGAAAAGTTGTTGTATCATTTGGTACAATATTTAATAATATTGTTATTCATAGAACAAATAGCGAAGGCGATGTTGTACAAAAAATTAAAGTGCCTTTAGCATATTCACCTAAAGAAAAGTTTTTAACAAGATTAGAGCAACAGCCTAGTTTAGAAAAAAGAGAAATGGCTATTACGTTGCCTAGAATGGGATTTGAAATATCAGGTATTACATATGACGCTACTCGTAAGTTACAAAGAGTAGGAAAGTTTAAAGCAGTTAATACTACAGACGCTAATAAAATGTATTATCAATATAATCCTGTTCCATATAATATTAGTTTTAGTTTATACTGTTTTACAGCAACTGCTGAAGGTGGTTTACAAATTGTTGAACAAATATTACCTTACTTTCAACCAGACTATACAGTTACAATAAACGTAATCCCAAGTATGGGAATTAAAAGAGATGTACCGATTACACTAAATAGTGTTACTTACGAAGATACTTATGATGGTAGTTATACAAACAGACGTGCTGTAAATTATACTTTAGGATTTACTGCAAAAACTTATTTGTATGGACCTATATACTCTAGCAAAGTTATTAAAGAAGCTATTTCGGATGTATATACAGATACAACTACAACAGAAAAGAAAGAGGAACGAATTGTGGTCGTTCCAGATCCAACTTCTGCTGGCGCTGATGATGATTTTGGATTTACAACAACAATAACAACATATGATAGTGCTGAATAATTTGGAACAATATGACAATAGACGACAAAATAAATGAGGCTCTAGGTATCTCACCAGTGAAGCCTGCTACAAAAGCAGTAGTTAAACAAGAATTTACTCCACCAGTTCCTAGATTGGAAGATAAGGACAAAGAAGATGTGGATAATGATTACAAATACAGTAGAGAAAATTATTACAATCTTATAGAACGTGGACAGGACGCAATACAAGGTATATTAGATATTGCAAAAGAAGGACAACACCCTAGAGCATATGAAGTTGCAGGCCAATTGATAACTTCGGTAGGTCAAACGGTAGATAAACTACAAGACTTACAAAAGAAATTAAAAGATTTAAAAGATGTACCTAATAAAACTACAGCTAATATTAAACAAGCTCTTTTTGTAGGTTCTTCAGCAGAATTACATAAAATGCTTAAGAATAAAAACAAAAACGGATTAGCAAAAGAAGATAAAGATTTTAAAAAGACTGATTGGCAAGATGAAGTAAAATACGATTAAGGAGGATGTATGAAATATAATAGTGAAGCATATTTAGGAAATCCTAATCTATTTAAAGCCAATACAAAGCAAGAATATACTGAACAACAAGTAATTGAAATTGCTAAATGTATGGAAGAGCCTGCATACTTTATTACAAAATATATTAAAATTGTAAGTATTGATGAAGGTTTAGTACCTTTTAATATGTACAAGTTTCAGGAAAAAATGGTTCATACTTTTCATAATAACCGTTTTTCAATTTGTAAACTTCCAAGACAATCTGGAAAATCAACAACAATCATCGCTTATCTATTACATCAAGTTATCTTTAATGATAATATAAACGTTGCAATATTAGCCAATAAGAGTTCTACTGCTAGAGATTTATTAGGTAGACTTCAACTCGCATATGAAAATTTACCTACTTGGTTACAACAAGGTGTTTTAAATTGGAACAAAGGTTCACTTGAATTAGAAAATGGTTCAAAAATACTCGCAGCTGCAACATCTTCAAGTGCAATTAGGGGTGGATCATTTAATATTATATTCCTAGATGAGTTTGCTTTCATACCTGCTAATATATCTGAA